AACTCAATGTCCCGATCGTTGTGCCAGACGTCAATCCACACCCTGAAGTGAAAGATGTGACGATGAGGATAGCCAAGAAACGATACATCATATTCATCTCCAGTGGCCAATGCAGGATCTGTCAAGGCCGCAGGATATTTATGGATACCTTCTTTTTGGAAGGTTACCCATATTTGTCTCTGTGCTGCTTCTTTAATGCGTTCTATTTGTTCGCGTTCTGCTTGAATCATTTTTTTACTCGAAAAATTTGTTATAGGTCGATTTTGAAGTATTTTCTAATTTTTTCATGGCATTGTTGCTGATTCTAAATTCATATGACCTTGATCCTTTTACTGTTTGTTCCAGATAACCCCATGCAGTCCCGTATATATAGGGATCATCATTGCCGTTTATTAATTTTTTTCTTGCAGCTTCGTATGCTTCTTCAATTAAATCTTGAATATACTTAGGTGAAAAATCATATACTTCTCCTGATATAATCAGTTGATCTTTTGTTTTAACTCGATACTGTTGTTGCATTTTTTCAAACACAATAGATTGGCAATAAGGAGTAACCTTGATATACTCCGGCGACATTTTACACACACCCTGTGCTGAAGTTGCGTCGACATCACGTGATTTCACTTCTAACGGATTATATCCAGGATGTTTAATATCAGCCCCGGCTGCAGTAGAATCGATAGGTATACCTTGGTCTATCAGTATTTGTTCTATAGCTCTTCCTGCATGCCCAAATTCTTTGTTGGGTACCGACATACCGACTATATTTACATTTAGTCCGGTTATTTTTATCTGTGACATTAGCTGGGTCTCCGTAAAAATTCCCAAGACACAATTCGAGCAATAGCAGCAGCTTTGTCATCAGTTTCGTCAGGAATGATATGATGTTTGGTGATGCTGCGATCGTTTTTACTATCGTATGTTTGTACTTCTACAATCATACCACCTTCGGCTGCTGCCACTTTGAAACGGATAGGACGCTCTAAGTCAATGCTGTCGCTGGTGCTGCAAATAACAGAGTCTCTTTCCATTGGTGGTTCAATGTAGTTATTTTTGATCTTCTTGTCCAAGTAATCCTGTTCGGCTTTGAGTTCAGGGTATACAACACCTGCACGATGCCAGCACCAACGTGCTTTACGATAAAACCATCGATCAAAAAATTTCATTTGATTACTTTGTCCTTTGTGTATTGAGACCACGGTGTGAACACCGCACGATTTTGTAATGCATGTAAGCTGTGACACCACACTCCGGGATTGGTTGCTGCAAAGTCTCGATCATCCAGTTTGATAGTGGCGCTGTATCCCAACTGACTCATGTAAGGTAACTTGACACTTATCATGGGAATAAAGTTATGATATTCTGTTAGCCCCGATTCGCACAGCCCTTCAACACTGGTGCTGTCGATATCAAGTGTACACAGTAAACCAGTTTTCAACAATGGTTTAATCATGTCTTCCCATAATGTCCAAGTATGGAAATCATTTACAGGAGGATTAGGAAAACTCATGTTGGCACCAAAGTAGATGTGATTGGTTTCGTAAGTTGAACATGCCAGCGCATGTTTGATGTCTTCTACTGATTGCACACCTACTACAAACAGAGTATCCATATCATACGCCGGAGTGTGTTCAACTTCCTTGCCAAAGAAAAATCTTACGTTGTCGTGCCCTTCTCGTTTCATATGCTTTGTTCCAGTTTGTCTAGTTTGCCAATGTCAAGGTCATCAACTGCGATATCCTCTTCTCTGGTATCATATAGTGTTTTGTATTGACTTTGTGCGTTGACTGCACGTTTTCCGGTGGCACCGCGTGTTCCTACAACCCGTTCCCATACTTTAGCATGATCTACAATAATTTGCAAGCTCTTTTGGCGGTCGCGGGCAGAGAAAATACGATCAATGACCTTGTCTATGTCATAGTCAGGGTTATACGGATGTACCATCATGTCTGGGCATACACCCGAATCAAACATACGATTGGCACGCTGTACAGCTTCGATGTGTGTCCAGACATTATGACTCATAAGCAAGGCATAGCTGAAACTATCCCACGACGTTTTACCTTCCTTGCCAATCTTATTCAAGTCGCCTGGCTTGTAATAACACACATCCGAAATCTTCATACGGCTCGTAATAGGTGAATCTTCAAAATTAGGATGTATTGCTTCGTCATCCTTGGGATTTCTTTTATCTTGCCTGACAGCATCACCAAATGATCTTGAGTCTACAGCATACTTCTTATCGTCCACCGTAGGACTCATGTTATAACTCCACTTCTTGCGATTTTCAGTAGTGATGTTGTGATACAGTTGTCCATTAGCAGTTGCCAGGAATGGACTAGCACAATCAAAGCTGATAGTAAAGGTTGGATTATGATACTTCCTCACACTACGCTGAATGGCAGTGAGCAGCACTGCCCATTCCAGTTTTGATGTACCCAAGAAGTGCATCCAGTCGTGTATGCCGGATTCCAGCAACCCGTCATGTATTAAATGTACCAGTCGTTTGAGAACCAGTTGTACATCACACATGTTCTGCCCTCCCATGCCCCATCCGTTAAAGTGGCGCCCAGGATACTTAACTGGATCACAGTAGTCTTTCATGTCATTGTACCAATCGTCGGCTTCGTCGTGGGTGCCTCCTTGCAAGACATTTAGAATCTTAGTGTCACCGTAGCGATTGTTAATCCAGTACTCGTTGTTATACTTGGTTGCATTTACAGCATCAATGTAGCTGGCAATACCAGATGCAGCAGATGCTTTGGGATCGCGAAACGTCCAAGTTGGAATATCCAATGTCATGCCGTACGTGGCAATACCCATTTGCCATTTAAGTACAACTTCACGCATTTTTTGTGCAGCATTCAATTTATTTTGATACTCTTTAATAAGATCAACTTTTATAGTCTTAGGGTTACCATGTTTGTCTAATTTAGGTTTGCCTGCCTTATCAAGTACCGGTCGGATTTCAGTTTTACGAGTAATGCAATCTGTCATCTTAGCAGATACTTCTGCACTAGTAGGGTCGCGCCACTCGCCTTCCCACACACCCTTGGCAATCTGGAACCCACCTGAGTCAGCCAACATGATAGTGTCGGCTTCTCTGTTGCGAACCATATCCTCTTTGGCCACAAACTTGGACAAGTCCAAGTCGGCATGACCTGCTGAATACAAACTGTACTTGTAAGGAAACAGACCTTTTTGCGAATTTAACCAGTTGAGTTGTTCCATGTCAGGAATACCTGCTGGCATACGTGCGGCGTCGATGTAATTTTCAGTACGTTGACGACCCACATAGTTGGCATAGAAACTGCTGATGGCTGGAAGAAATACAGCGTAGTCATTCTGATTTGCTGTAAAATTGTGTTGTTCGATCATTTTTGCTGTGCAGGCAAGATGTAATTGTATTCAGCAATGCCGGAGTTTATAGTAATTCTCGCTGCGCCATCATCGCTAATGCGTACTGTCTTATCGCCAGTGAGATCCAGTATGCTGATAAATTGTTTGACTGGATATGACCAAGCACGTTTTAGCGAACCTGAGATATCAGACTGAAATACAAACTCACCTGCGTGTGTTGAATGATCACCAAAGTAAAACTTCAAGTCCGTGCCTTCTGTTTTGACTTTAAAATTAAGTTCTTCTGAGTTGGCTGATGCCTGCATCTTCAAACGCATGACGTTGGCTACTTGTGGCTCAAACTCAATATGCCATGTGACTCCCTTGAACTTAGGAGTCTTGAGTTTTTCTTCCACAATTTCTGCAGTCATAAAGCGATAGTCATTCTTAAAGTCTTTGGCTGCATTTTGAAAATGCAAGCCCACGGGCTGCTGAATACCGCCGCGGTCCTGACGAACTACTGCAATTTGAGCATTTTCCTTATACTCTCCCAAGTTCAATAGAACCTTGAGTTTAGATAAGTTAGGCATACCAAATACGCCAACAAAATCTGCTACTGGAACTAAAAAATTGCCGCTGATCACAACCGAACGGTCTTCTGCTGCACCGCTGATTGCGGTTTCGTTAGCATCGCCGGTAATCTTGACAGTGTCGATACAGCCCAGTTCAAATGTGTGTTCTACTAAGTCTAACAAGTGGTCTCTCATGTGTTCTCCAATATGATGATTATTTAGATCGTAATTCAATAATGTATTAATTTTACGTGATTAATTGACAATAGTCAATGCCAGTTTAACCTATATGCGAGAAAATACCTGTGCCAAGGCTTGACCGCCACGCAATGATGTTAGTTCGCCAGGACGTTTAAATTCTAACCAAGTGCTGGCAGCATCGATGTGAAAACTTTGAATCAATTCAAATCCCAGCAGTTGGCAGTGTTCTACAATTGCCTGTTTAGGTGTATAGCATTTAAAACCTGATTCTGCCAGTTTAACAGCACCAGCTCGGTTGCAGTCATTGATAGTCAGGGCAATGACACCGCCTGGTTTGAGTTTGTGAAACAACTCGCGTAGATATGCATTTACTATTTCCAACGGTTTAAAGTTAAAAAAGTTATAGATCAAACAAAATGCAAACTGTCCAGACGGTAATTGTGTTAGGATGGGATCGTGCGCACTTTCTGTCACTGCATAGGTTCGCAATCGCCGTTGGTATTGATCATTAAATCTCAGCAATGCAGGATCCAATAACTCTTGATCTGTGTCAACAAGATACAACGGATCACATCCCACTAAGAAATTAATCCAATCTTCTCGTCCGGGCCGAATGATCATGCCAGCGTGGTGCCAATCGCCATATCGTTGTAGTCTAGCAATGATTAATTCTTTTACTGTAGCAGTCAACGACTGTCGACGATCTAGGATATATTCATTGCTGTCATACTGCATCATTTGCCGATATAACTCGGTACTATTTTCGTAGTAGACTGACTCGTGCTGCTGAATCAGCAGCTCAATTTGACTTTTAATTTGGTCAGCAGTCTGATCAAAATTGTCTAATTTTTTTAAAATGTCTTGGTAGTTGGCTTCCAGTTGTTCAGTTAAATGTGTAAATTGTATTTCATTTGATTGAACAGTGTACAACACCGGTGCCAGCTTGTCGTGAGCCAATGGCACAGTATCAAGGGGAATCATATCCTCTAGAAGACTTTTATAAGAAATTAACGAACTCAGTTTCATTAAAACTCAAACAATGATTGAAATGTGTTATCTGTGTTGGTTGCGCCAGCCAAATCCCAGTCCAGTACTCCCAACAAATTATCGACCTTGCCATCAACTACAGTAGATTCCATTTCGGCATCGTCAAATGGCAGTTCACAAAACCACCTGGGTAAATGTTGCTCGTCGGTGGGATAAGCAATACTAGTCCAACCTAAAGGATTGCTACGTAATTTGCAAACAATAACTTTCATACCATCCACCACTTGTAAAGAATAATTATCGCTGTTCATTCTGCGCAGATTATTCCAGTTGATAGCAGCGCGAACATGTCCTGGCATGTTGGTCTTGCCTTCTTTGATTTCTTTGTTGCCGTACATGGTCAAGTTGTTGACACGCTTTGGGCTGCCTTTTTCCCAAGCTGGTCGTTCCTTGAATTGATATTTGAACTCACGTATTTTTTCAATAATAGGTTCTTTCTCCGATCCATTGAGAACATCGTTAAGAATGTCGCTAAGAAATTCTTGGATAATCTTAGGAGTATCTGACCGCTTGAGATCTAGGCCCATGGCTTTGACCTTGCCAGGCTTGCCGCCTACGTCATACCGCTTGCCGTCCTTGTCGTAGAACAACACAGCATATCGTTTCTTGGTGATAAACAGACCCTTGATAGCAACAATTTCTCGACCACCTTGAATGATAGAACCCATGTCTCTGGGACAATGAAAAGCCTGTTCCATAAAGCCTGGGAAACTGAGATTGACCTGTTCTGCAATGCTGTCATACAAGGCCACTGCAACATCCTTGTTCCATTCCATACGCCCTTGCGCAATTTCTTCTCGAAGTACAGGATAAGCAGAAAAGTAGCAAGAGTCTGTGTCACCGTATATAATGGCATTGCCCACATGATCGTACCGGCCTGTTATACACTCGTTGACATAGGCATCCATGTGCCGGGCAATGGTTCTACCTACCAAGGTTGTTGATTGTCCAATGCGTTTGTCAAAGAATCTACAACCTGGATTTAGAATAGCACCATACAAGCTATTCAAGTTGATTTTCTTGACCAACTGACGCTTGTCCCAGTATTCTTCTTGTTCATGATTGCCTTCGTCTTTTACTCGTGTCAATGTGGCCTGCATTTCTTTACGTTCGGCATACCATCGAGCCAACAAGCCGGGAATGATACCTTCTTTGTCATAGGTAAAGATAGTGCCGTTGGCACTGAGCACCCATGGTTTGTTGCTGTCAAAAATCACATGCCAAAATTCTGCAGCTGACATGACATTGGTGGTACCATCTTCCCAGTCCACTGTCAATTCAAATCCGCGATTCTGTTCCATGACCGCTGTGTATTCCAAAGTACCAAACAGTCCTTCCCATGCTGCAGCAAAACTCATGTTCCGGCCGATACGATCATTTATGTATTGGTCTGTGGCAATGGGTCTCAGTTGTCCCACAATAGTTTCCGGACCCATATTTAGGGCACGAATTGCTGACGGATACAAACTGTTGATGTCGATTGATCCAATATAGTCGTGCAAACCTTTTTTAGGATAAGCAACATAAGCGCCGGCTGCCTGCGTGTCCTGATTGTCACCGTACTGCTTGCGATTTGGGACCACCATGCCATGTGCATGTGCTTCGTTGATAATGGCCTGTTCGGTCACAGCCACAGCACCAGTTGTGGTCGGCAACAGCACAGTATTTTCATGCGCAATTGAATTTGCCAAATCTAGAAACTTTAATTTTTTATCAATCTTGTTGACAAGCACCACGTCTTGTCTGTTGTATTCAATGAAAGTTCGAAAATTTAGATTGTACAGCTGATCCAGTGTACCTTCGAACGCTGTTTTGCTACCCAGATCTTCGTATTCACCAATGGCATCCAAGCTGTAGCTGTGTCGTTCTTCATAGGTGTATTTGCGATACAACTGCATATAGTCCATGTGGACTCGACCCACAAGATCAAATGTAAGACTTTCTTTTCCGAAGCGTTCAAATGTACGTGCCTTGGGCATTTGCCCCCACAGGCAAAATCTGCGTGTATCGTCCTTGCTCAGTATGCGAGTGACTCGATTCACTGTGTAAGGAATATCATAACCTTCGCTGTTCCATCCCGACAATACGTCTGCATCGTCAATTAGATGCAAGAATGAATCCAACAAGTCTGCTTCACGTTCAAACATAAATGTGTTGTCAAAGTCAGCAGCAATTTCTCTAGCAGTTTCCATGCTCATGCTCTTGGGAGGAATAGCCAAGGTAACCAACTGGTCCAGCCAATCCAAGTAGACTGTGATGGCTGTGATGGGATTGAACGCTTCCTCAGTGCTGCTAAAGCCGCGCACTGGATCAAAGTCTGTTTCAATGTCAAAGAAAGCTGTGTGTAATTTTGGAGCATCTGCGCCTAGATAGTTTTCAGCCAAGCATCGAAATACAGGATTGATATCACTTTCATAGACAGTTTTACCCGAATGCATGCGCAGCTCTTTGCGAAACTCCTTGTTGTTTCTGCTGCTGAATCTAGCCACTGGTGTACCAAAAATACTGCGAAACTTTCCTCTAGGATCGTCGTAGTAAAAAATGTATGTGGCTGGAAATTCTTGATATTTGCGAACGCCATTAATGCGTTCAACTATGTGAATTCGATCTTTGTCTCGATCAAACAGTGCGTCGACGTATGATATGATAATTCTCCTAGTGACTTGTGGCTCACTGTTGCCGTGTACATGCCCGTTAGGCGAGCGAATCCTACAGCGTGATCAATCTAATCAATGCTGCTATATCGATACTTATTAACAAAATATAATTGCCCAACATTCCGAGACTTTGCCGAGTCCATGCCGCCCAGGCAAATACAGCACACTGAGCAATGAACATGGGATACAGCAACAAGAACGGTGGATGTGGTAAAGTAAACGCCATGATTGTGGAACAAGCAATGCTAGTGACCCAGGCTGCCACTTCCAACACAAATCTCGCAGGCCATATTCGATAGTCCTTTTCTGCCCAGTCAATAATGTCGTATACAATGCCGCGAACATCAATCATTATAGAGTTTTACCCACTGTGGTCAGGATAGTTTCCAACAGTTCATGATCCTGCTGCTCACGACCAAATTCGGCCTTGTGTGCCAACTTGATTGCTTTTTTGAGAATAGCTGGTTTGATTTCCATTTCTTCGGCCACTGCTTTGATAGTGTCGTTTAGGCCGCCGTTGAGTGTTTCAACTTCGTGCATGATCTGCATGCCTTCGTTGATGATCTGTGTGAGTTTGGCTTTTTGTTCAGTACTGAATGCGCGATCTGACATGTATGTCTCCTAGTGAAAATACAATTATACACTAGTTATTACAGAAAGCAAGCCACAAACGAATAAATCCCCCAGTTTATATCCGACGGTAGCGAATCATTAGATAACGGTTGGGGGCACCGGACGCCTTAGGCACAGTGAACTGTGACGGTCCTAAGGGTATGCTATTTTCCTGCGGCCTGTAATGCTGCGCCTTTGTTGAAACTGGGACTGCGACTATTGGGCACTGTTCCCTTGCGTTTACTCCAAGCATAACCTGCACGATGCCCAGAACAATCTTTAGTGCATTGGCTTCCTAAGAAATCAAGCTCGTTAACTTTTTTCCTATGTTTTCTAACAAATTCTGTTGCTCTCATCTTGCGCCTTTAAACCATAGCTGAAACCAAGCTTCGGTTCCCGGCTTGATATTTTGTTGGCGTTGTATTGCACCGCGGTTGGTGCTGTCAATGTTGGGCAGACTCATACGTTCAGCTTCACGTGCTGCTAAATTGTTGTATATGGGATCATCTGGAGGCATTATACAATCAGGAGCCGGAGAATGATTTAAATCAACAGTTGAAAAATTTATGCGGTCAATCATGTTAATCCTTTATAGGTCCACCTTCAACCCAAGCGTCGCAAGTGCGCTTGGCCGCACACTTAAATTTTAAAAACTTGCAATAGCCCAGTGTACCAGCATCAATGGTACTGGCAGGATCTGATCCAGGTTCGCTGCCAATGCCTTTGGCAATGCACGACAGCATGTCGTCGGTTTCGTCAAATGCAGCACAGTTACCGCACAAGGCTGACTTGGCATCGTCGGGGTTGTCCATGTTCCATTCTTCGGCCTTTGCAGCCCAAAATTCTTCATTAGGTGCATTGGGATCTAAGGGACCGTAGCCATATTCATCTATGGCCTTTTGACGATTCTCAAGATTCAGCTTGATGCTTTGTGTGGCTGGAGGACATCCTTTCTCAATTGCTTCGAACAAATTTAATAGGTCTCTCATAATTACACCGGTGAGTAAGGGTTACGCTTCCAGTCGCTATCTTGAGGATGTTCAGGATACACTGGATAGTCCATTATCTACAGACCCTGACATTGCGATTCACACGATATTGTGGATCCCAACGCTGCACCCAATAACAACGAGGTGGAGGTGGCGGAGGTGGTCGATAATACACAGGAGGAGGAATGTACACTGGGCGAGGTTGTACATAAACTGGCTGTGGTTGTATATAATAGGGATCTGTTACTACACAACCTGTTAGGGCTGTGGCTGCTGCCAAAATGAGTATGATTCGTTTCATCAGTTTATCCTTAGATTTCCCAGTGTAGCATCAATTTAGGTTGTGGTCAAGTTGCATTATGCCTCATTTACATAGTCAGCATTTTTAGTTTTTGCACGACGGTGTGCGCAATACATTTCGCAGGCCATTACAGCTTCATCTAAGTTCTTAAATTTACTAGCTGCGGGTTTATTCTTGATTGAGATACGGAATCCATCATCTTCGTTTCCGTGAATTGAGATTTCGTGCCCGTCGTCTGTGGTCACAGTTTTAACTGGTGGACCCATTTGATCACCAGCAGGTTTGGCTGCTAACTTGTTAATAAGGTCGGGATCTTTACGAATCTCCTGGCCGATATCGCTCAAGTAATCGCCTAACCGGGCTTTTAGTTTAGTAATGATATCTTCTTTGGTTATAGATTCAACAGCAACCACAGGTTTACCTTGCGGTTTTGATCCACGGCCGGTACGACTTGCTCTTGCACCATCACCGCCACCACCGATGTGTTTGCTACCAAGACTTAGGCCTGGATTGCGTGGGCCGCGATTGGGTTTGACCTGTGTAATTTTTCCGCCACGTGCTAGGAAATCCGCTACGTCATCTTCTTTGACTGGTTTCTGGCCACGTGCAGCAATACGCTTGCCCAAGGCTGCTAACTGTTCTTTTGACCACTTCTCGCCTTTATGGCGTTCGGCCATCTTGGCCAGTGCAGCTTGTACAGCAGCGGTATCCATTTCATTACGCTCGGCTTCTGCTACACTTTCGTTAGGCACACAGTTATTAACACGAACTCCGCCTTTGACTTTGGTTTTTGGAGTACCGATGTGTTTGCCTTTCCAGCACTTGGGATCTAGACGTTGTTTAACTGCTTCGGCTTCGTCCACTGATCGGGGTTTCTTACCTGCTTTCTTCATGGCAATAGCAATGGCGGCCTGCTGTGCTGAACTACTGGCTTCTGCAACACCTTGCTCTCTGATTTTTAATTTGCTGGTCAGTTCTGAAGAACTGCCACCAAACATACTACCAAAAGCATCACGGGATTGTTGTTTAGTATCCGCTTTTTGTTGTTTTGCTACTGCTTTTTTACCAGTGATGCCTTTGAGCATCTTGTCAAATTTGGGGTCACCAGTTGCTTCCGCCACACCTTGCTCGGCAATACCATCATCTCTAGTAGCACCTTCTCCATCAGCGTCAAATGCTACCATTTCTATTTGGGGCCATACACGTGCCGGTGCGTACATAACGCCTGACGTTTCATCATGATCAATTACATCACCAAACCGCTTCATTACAGCCGTGTACGCTGCTTCTGTGTTGACAGAAAAACCAACTGTGTCAGTATCGTCGACTCCGGCACGGCCTTCGTCATAATGACGTGGTTGTGATTCGGCTTCGGCATATCCATCGTCCCATTGCTGGGCTTCTTTACTACCTGCTGGATAAGGATTTGATTCATTATGGCGAAAACCAGCACGCCATCCTTTTTCCCAAGGATCGTTGCGGTCGGGCCCTATACTTTTCTTACCTGGCTCTGCACTTTCGTCAGCACCAACCATGTAACCTGCAAACGGATGCTTGGGATCAGTCTTGGCACCCAGCACGCTGATGTGCCGGGCCTTGGCCTGCGCTGGCAATTGAGGCACTGAACGTTGCTGTGCGTTTAAGCCTTCAACTAAGTTCTTTATTCTCATGCTCTGTTGTCCTTTAAGAAGGCTTTTAACATCCATTGATGTTTGCCATGTGCATCCAAGCGTTCGGCAACAAAGTTGGCAATGCCCTGTTGATTTTCTTGTTCAGCAGAACCGAAACATTGATTCAGCAAATCCAACATGGTTTGATTGTCAGCCAATAACTCTTCGATCATGAGTCGAGCACGTGGCACTTTGATCTGTCCCGGAATCAAGCTCAGGTTACCAAAGCGTTCAAAACTACCCGGAGCGTATTCGTCTAAGGTACGGATGTATTCGGCTGTGCGATCAATGGCGTTATCGTTGATTTCTGCGTAGAAGTCGCCAAAGAACTCGTGCAGTTGTGCAAAGTCTGGGCCCTCTACGTTCCAATGAAAGAACTGTGCTTTCACTGCCATGGCATATTCTGTTGCCAATAAAGTTTTTAAATCATCTGCGAGCATTTTGTTTGTTCCGTATTAAACTGTTTTTATATTTACCAGGTTTGCGGGTTTGTGTGCGAGTAATTACTGCCCCCATTGGCTGTGCTATTGCAGCAACACTGCCGCTGCTAGTAGCACCAGCAGATGCGTTTTCTTTTATAAATTCACGTGCTCGCATGTGTTATCTCCAGCGTTTCGTCGTCAATCCAACTACCCGGCCCAGTTTCAATTTTGCGATTTCTCACTTTGAATTTGGTCTTGACAGGCCCAGCAGATTTGACTCGTATTTTATATTGCCCTGGTGGCGCTTGAATCTGCAGCATTTCTACCAGAAACACGTCGTGCCAAATATAGGTACGCTCTGTAAATAATTCGTCGTTGACAAATACTCGATAGATCGGAGGAGTTCCTTCCCAGTCGCAGAATATATCAAATGTTACCTTTACAAATTCGGTGTGCATTTGATATTTAGCAAAAATGTATCTATATATTTGTACCTGATCACACTTATATAAGTATTCAGCAAAGGATACATTATGGCTGAACGCATACTTATAGATCGACTAGAATTTTATATTACAAATGTCTGTAACTTGACTTGCAGCGGGTGCAATCGTTACAATAATTATAAATTTTCTGGTCATTGGCGCTGGGCAGATGCTGAACCTATACTGACACAGTGGGCAGAAAAGATTGAAATAAGACATCCGGTAATACTGGGAGGTGAACCCTTGTTGAATCCTGACATTGTAGATTGGATTACTGGCCTTAGACGCTTGTGGCCCCGTCTCAGTGGAGTACAGGTTCAAAGCAACGGTACTAGATTGGATCTAGTACCTGGGCTGTACGATGCAATAAATCATGACAACTGGATTGGGATTAGTCTACACTCTGTAGAACACAAAGAAACGTTGTTTACTCGTATACGCAATTTTTTAAAACATCCAATAGCAGAAACAGAAAATCCCAACCATCCTGTCGGTAGCCGATATCAATTTATTGATGCCGATCAAAAATATATTCATGTTTGGGTCAACAATATTTTTTCTCAAAGCAACATTATTGAACAGGCCAACGGACGTTTTGGATTGTACAATAGCAATCCAGAAATAGCACATGAAGTCTGTGCTTATCGCAAATTTAAAAACTATCACATGATTCGGGGGCGTATATACAAGTGTGGACCTGTAGCACTGATGCCAGAATTCGACGACCAGTATCAGTTCGATTTATCAGATGAAGATCGCGTAATCATGAGAGGCTATCAAGGTTTAGGAGTAGACGAGTTTGATCAGCGTGGTCAAGAGTTTATGGACAACATTGATTCTGTGGTCCCACAATGTAAATTTTGTCCCGAAAGTTATGATTACAAACCCATTGTTTTTACCAATCTAAAACCTAACAAGATTTAGGTATTTGTTGATAGCCTAACAATTGTTTATCGTAGTTTGATTTCTCGAGGTTGCCCCATCAGTATGCCGGGTACATTGTATTGTACTTGCACTATCTTGCGAGCCATTTGTGGATTTAAAGCCATTACAGTGGTAAAGGTATTGGTCATGCCGCCGCCGAGGATTGGAATCTTAATACGTATCTCATAAGTCTTGAGCTTGGATTTCTTGGGTTGGGCAATTTCTATTAGTCGCATGGTGTTATTTACCAGACTTCATGTTGGCACACCAATGGTACATCTTTGCACGTTCTCCGGATGCTGCTTTGGCTCGTTTGCGTAGACTAGTAACTGATCCGTTGCAGCTGGCACCGGCACGTTTGACACGCCCAGGACGGCTTTTACCTTTAACTTTGCCATCTGCAAAGTTTTCATTCAACGAAGTGTTTAAGAACTGTTCGCCTGCGCCTGTGACATACCAATAACCATCATCATCTACAATGTAGCCATTGCTGCTTAAACTGTCTAACACGTTATCGTAAGCAGTAGTTCGCGATTCATCTTCTTGAAAATCCATTCCTAATTGTGCTGCTGTATAAATGGCATGCAGCACTAGAATTTTACCTAGTCCTTGACTACGAAATTCTGGGTCAATCTCTGCAATGCTACGGCCGGTGGCAGCATTGTATTGATACACTCCAACTGGTTCCCCATTCACTGTCATTTCTGTAGCAAAATTATTGCGACTTTTTTTAACTCGAAAGGCAATCTTTTTATTGCCATCTGCAAAGTTTTCGATTATGAATTCGCTAGCTCTCATGTGTTATCTCATTACCGGATATACTTCCAGGTTCCCATCAAATCCGGTACGTTGGGCCCACTCACGTGCTACTCGGTTGGCATCACTTTGACTGTTACCAACACCGCTGAATCTATAAACTTCTCGGTTCAGTCCATCCACTACTTTCCATTCACCGGAGAACTCACCACCAGTCTGTTGTGCTGCCGGAAAATTCTGAGGTTCTGTCTGGATCGGTGGAAAGTTCTGTGCTATGTCAAGTGGCACTTCAGGGATAGAATTGGACCGTGGCTCAGTAAATGCTGGACGAGGTTCGCCTATTGTGGCCCTAATAGGTGCAGCATTTAGTATCTCGGGTGGTACACCCGATATATGATCCAACCACACAGTACGACGCTCTATACCCTGAGCAGTGGTCCATTCACGTGCTGCTTCTATCGCTGCCCTGTTGTTTGGAGCCGAAAATCTGTGCAACACTGCTCCTCTGCCTTCGGCGCCTTCTCTTTGTCGCAACACATAGTTGCCACGAGGATCATCTGCCACTGGAGCATTGAGTTGATCTGTCTGTGGAGTCTGTGTAGGAGGTGCAGTAGGTGCTGTGGCTAAAATCTCTGCTGGTACATTTTCGACGTGAGCCAGATGCACGGATGATTTCTCAATCCCACGTGCCTCTATCCATTGTTTTGCTTGTTCTATGGCAGCACTGGTACCAGTGGCACTAAATCTATGTAGTACAGAACCTTGGGGTTTTCCTTCAGAATCTTTACTACGTATCACATAATTGCCGTCGGGATCGTAATCTGTTGAAACTTTTCCGC